CTAAACCATAGCCACCGGCTGATCCGGTCTGTCGTATTACAAATCCGCCAAGTCCCTCGACATTTATCTCAGCAGCGTATCCAAAACCCGGATTATTGATCCTTATACCAATGCCATCGGTGACTGTAACATCAGCGCCGATGCCATCGGTGACTGCGATACCAATGCCGGGATGCGTCCGCCCAAAGTCATCGACCGGGATGGTCAGTCCTAAACCAGCGGTGCCGTCAACCGTTGTCAGCGTCCCCCCGGCAATTGGCAGCCCCTGCACCCAAGTGTTGGTGCCGTTGGTCTGTCTGAGCCAGTTGCCCGCGGTGGCGGGCTCGGGGATGCCCGACGAGAGCGCCACGCCGTTCACATAGTATCCACCGGAGATGTTGACATTCCCTGGTGTCGTCGGCGGGGTGCCGCCAGTCGGGGTGCCGACATTCAGGACGCCATTGTTACCCAGCGTAAGAAGGTCTACCGTAGTCGGCGCGGTTCTGCCGATGTGCAACGGAATGGCTGTTGCCGTCTGCGACCTTATGTCCAATCCATACCCACCGCCGGCCACGCCAACGAGAAGGCCGATGCCACCAGCGCCGGATTTGTAAACCTCTATCGCCGTGCCGGCATCGTCGCTCTCGGCATAAAGCCCGGCACTGCCTCCGCTGAAGGAGGTGTTGGTAGTGCTGATGCCATACCCCGTGCCCTCATTCGTGACGGTAATAGCGCCGCCTGTCGTTTCATTGGTAACAGTCAGACCGTAACCATCTGTGCCGTCGACATTGACCAGCGTTCCGCCCGCCAATGGCAAGAACGGGCCGTCATCGACTGCAGCAGTGTAGAGCGCCTGCAACGCCTGCTGGACATTTGTCCAGCCGACGCTGTCGATCGCCGTCACCGACACATTGGCGGCAGCAACCGCGCCGAGATTGAGCGGTATCAGCACCCAAGCAGCGCCGGTGCTGATGATCAGATCACCGACCGCTATCGGTCCCGCCGGCAAATTGGCGTTGCCGCCCGGCCCAGCTACCGTGGCAATAACCATCCAGCCTGTATTGCCGGCAGCAGGAGCCGGCAAAGGTCCGCTGGTCGCGGGTGAGCCTGCTGCCGCCACCATCGCCCCCGACGTGCCGTTGACCGTGCCGACAAACTGGATCGCCGATTCGAGCGCCAGGACCTGCCCACGAAGCTCATTGACCGCGCCGATAATCGTATTCGAAGTCGTCGCGAGCGCTGTCGGTGACCCCGTCAAAGTCGCTAGAACCGCCGGATTGATCAACGTCGTCGTACTTGTCCCAGTCGTCAGATCACCGGCTGTCGCGAGTTGCGCAGTAACCGGCGTTCCTGCCGTGCCGTTACCGGTGAGCGGCGCTGACGAAACAACCGTCGCCGGTGGTGCGGTGACCCACGACAGCCCGCCTGCGCCGTCAGTCGTCAGCACTGCACCGTTGGTGCCGCCTTCGAGCGACAGATCGGTGACGTCGATCGTCAGGTTTTCAAACGTTTTGTTGCCGGTGATCGTCTGCGTTCCAGCGAGTTCGACTTGGCGCGAAGCCGACACCAGCGGGTGGATCGCAGCCCCATCGCTGATGTGCAAATCATCCGGTCCAAGCCCTGCTCCGGCTGCAGCGGTGCGCTGATAGATCAGTTCGCCGACCAGCACTTCGGCCGTTGTGGGCAGGCCAGCCGAGCCGATGCGTCGTAGAGTTTGGACACGCCTGACTGTGGAACGAGCCATGATTTCCTCTTCTCTAATATGTTCCGCAATCGATAATCGCCATATCCACCCAGGCACCGGCCTCTCGAGCCCACGGGCCTGCGGTTAATGGCGCGTCGGGAAACTCTTCAGCATCGGCAATGCGGCGCTGCAGCTCCTCGATTTCGTGCTTCGCAATGGCGAAATTCTCCCGCACCGTCGAGGTCAGCGGGTTGCCAAAGACAGGAAATTGCGGATCGATATCCGAGCCGACGACAGACCGCGGCGCATTGGCTGGCCGGGCCCCCTCGTCGAACTCCGGCTCGCGCTGCTCGATTTCGAGGGCGCGCCGCGGCGGCCAGGTCTGCCAGCGCGCCACTCCCGGGCGAAACGCCGGCCTGATATTGCGATCTTCGTAGTTGATCAACTCACCCTCCCGAATAGCCGAATTGCAGGATCGTGTGCGCCGGTTTGTAACGGTTCAGCACGCACTCCAGAACAGCGTTGCCCCATTCGCGTAACCGTTCGCCGGCAGTCGACTGGCCGGCGCGAAACGGGACGACGGTGACCTCGGGCGCGTTGACGCGCCAAGCGTGACTCCAATCCGAGCCGTAGGCACGATCGCCGGCGCGGTTGCGCCCAGCGCGGAACGGGCTGAATTCGGTAATGGTGATGTCAAACCCGAGGATCTTGGCGAGCCAGATAAAATATTCATGGCTCGACCCGCCGCGCGCCGCCAGCTTGAACAGCACAGCGCGTCGCCGTCCTTGTAGGCTCGATGAAGCGGGTAGGCACGGATCGGGCAGACCGGTGATGCGCTCCCAATCGGCGAGCGCCTCGCTGGCGGTGCCCGGATAAGCCTCACGCAGCAAATCGCAGTCACGGTTGTGGATGCGCGAGTATTCGACGGCGAGCCCGGCAAAAACGCGCATCAGCACCGAGAGTGGATCACGCGGCCACGCCCAACCGCGTGGTAGCAGATCGGCCAGCACCTGCGCGTAATCCTCGGCGGTAAAGCCGCAGGCGGCCTGCGGTTCCGGCTCGGGGATCAGTTCGCCCGTTGCCGCCGGGCCAGTGTCGAGCTCGACCCTCAAGAGTACGTGACTCCGCCGAACGTAATGATCTGACCGGGCAGCGGCGTCGGCATCGTCGCTGGTTGATCAAGAATGAAGTGCTGCACCTGAGCGGTCAGTCCGATCGCCGTGTTCCACTGCGAGAGATAGATCGGCTTGCCGGGTTCGGCTTCCTCGAGGATCAGCTGGCGCAGATTGTGCTCGATGCCCTCGCGCACCGCTGGGGTATCGAGCGCGAGTTGGCGGATATGCACCGCCACCGGATAGGCGATCGGTGCAACCACCGTGACCTTGGCCGTCACCGGACGGACTGCGTCGATGTGCTCGGCAACGCGCTGCACATCGGCTGGGATCGGGATGCCGTCCGGGGCCCGCACCTCGTCCATCATAAAGCGCACGACCACAGTTCCGGCACCCTGCTCGAGGGGATAGACCCAGGCGCGGGTAACGCCGGGCACCTCGAGCGCCCAGCGCACATAATCGAACGCCGCCCCGCCATGCGGCGGCAGTTGGATGCGCGTCAGCACGGCCTGCAACAGCAGTTCGTCGCTCTGCGCGTTGGCACCGCCAGCGAGCCCGCCGGGGCCAACCTCTCCGGTCGCGCCGACCCCGATGAAGGTCGTCATCAAAACGAGCTGTGTGCCTGGGTCGGCGTTGCCTGTGGCACCGTAACTGGTGCATTCGACATGGAGCTGGATGGCGCCGTTATGCTCTGTCCCGCCGTCCTCGGTGCGGTACTGCACATTATCGGCGCGCCGCATCAGAGCTCCGGCCGGCACGGTCGCCCCGGGATCAGCGGGAAAGCCGACAATCCCCTCCGCCCGCGCCGCCGGAATACGGGCCACCCCCCAGATGCTGGCCCACCGTTCGAGATACTCAGCTTCGGCTGTGTCGGGAAACAACTGTCGGAAAGACCATTCGAGCCGCCCATAGAGCAGGTGCGCGATGCCGGCTTCGACTTCCGAAAAGGCGCGCAAATTGCTGTGGCGTAGCCGCACATCGGCACCCGGCAATTTGTCGACCAGATCATCGGCGATCCGGAGCCGGAGTTCCCCCAAAGTTGGACGCTGGAACGGGATGGGACTGCCCTCCTAAACCGGGAAAATTTGCCGCCATGCCCAGCTAAAGTTGCGGTGCAGCAAAACCCTAGCCTCACGCGTGATGATGATATCGACATCGACCCGGCCCGGGGCTTGCGGGTTCCACGCCGCCGTCACCACGACGCTGTCGGCAACGTCGTCCTCGAGCAGCCAGGCGAGCGCCTCGTTGCAATAGCCCTCGATGCGTAGCCGCACCTCCTCGATCTGTTTTTCACGTGAAATCAGCCATAGCCGTGAGCCGATCAGCCCAAACTCGTCGGCATCCCAATCCGCGAACCAGCCGCGCCGGTCGCCGTCGTGTGGATCGGGCAGCCGGTCATCGGGATGCGCCAGGCGGTCGGTAAACAGCGAAATGATCACTGCGGTTTCGAGATCCTGGCCGCTCTCCAAGTCGGTGCCGTTAAAGACCCAGTCGGCCGAGCCGAGCTCCAGCAG